TTTTAAGGAATTATAATAATCACTGTTTTCTCCAGCATTTTGGTTTTTAGGATCACTATAATATAAATCCCTTAATTCTTTTGAAACTTCAACAATATGTAATTTATATTTTAAATTTTCATCATCAAAAATTAAATTTAGTAGTTCATCTTTAATTTTATTGTTTTCCACAAATTTACTTAATTCATATCCGTTTTCTTTTAAAATTTTACTAAGTTCTTCATAATCTAGTAATTCATCATAAGCATAAGAAATTTCATACTTCCCTCTAATCATATTCACTTGTGGTTTATGTCCGTATACTAAACCAAAATTTGTAACTCCTAATGCATTTTCATAACTTCTTAAAATAACATAATTTTTCATCTTTAATACCTCCTAAATTTTTTTATTTTTTATTAAATTTTCAAGTTCTTCTAATTCTTCAAGTGTAGCCATTTCATTTATAAAGACTCTAGCACGACTTTTATAAGTACTGTGCTTTGTATTCTTTTTTCCTTCTTCTGTAGCTCTATATCTCTTATTAGCTTCATTTTGCTGTTTCTGAGTTTTATACCCCTTTCTTTTTTCTTCCATTAGTTCCTCCTTATATGGTGAGGGGCTTTTTACCCCTCTATTATTTTGTAAACTTCATCAATAAAACTAAACTCTAAAATATCTGTTTTATCTTCTGTTAATTTTCCATATCCAAATCTTTTGTTATCATCTTTAAATTTTTCCAAAAGCTCTTCTCTTTCATTATCTGTTATTATATGTTTTTTAAAATTAAATGAGTAAGAACTTAAATCGTTTACCATTTCAATTTTTATACTTTTATTTTCTAATATTTTTTTAATATTTTTTCTTGTTATTTTTGTCATTTTTTATCCTCCTTAACTAATTGTTATAAATTCCCATTTCAAAAAGTTTTTTATCTGCTTTTATTAAATTAAAATTTTTATCTTCTCCATAAAAAATTTTATAAGCAGATAACCATCTGTCTATATCCATTTTTTTATCACAAGAGATGTAAAAATTATCGTTAACATATAATTTTCCATCTTCTTCATAAACTGTTATTTTTTTCCCATCGTTCCAATCTGTTAAATTTGATAAAATTCTCATTTTTAATCACTCCTATCATTGATTTTTTTATTAAGAAGTGATATAATCTAAATAGTTGAAGCTAGGATTATATCATTCTTAGTTTTACCCCTCAGAAGAGGGGGGATAAATTACTTTTCCTTTTTAGTAATTGTAATTGTTAGTGACCAGCTCCCAATCACAATTATAAATTGAAATTTCATTTTATCACCTCCTTTCTCTTGAGGTACTTTAATGATATCATACTTGGGCAAGTATGTCAACACTTTTTTTAAATATTTTTTGTAGAACTCAAAAAGTCCAATAATATCAATGAGAAAAGTGCGAAAAAATTTAAAAAATTAAATAGAATAATATCTTACAATCAAAATTTAATTAAAGTAGATGGGATATATAAGAAGAAGATTTACAAAAATGTAAATTAACTTTTTATGTATCCCATTTTTATTTTTTTCGGTTTGGAGGTGCTGGAAGATGTGAGCACAAGACAAAAAGTTTATAAGTTAATACTAGAAAAGAAAGACAACAAAGAAATAGCAACAGCGTTAAACATAAGTGTAAGAAGTGTACAGCTTTATAGAAAAGAATATGAAAAAGATTTAATCAAAAGCGAAAGCGAAATTAAAAACGAAAGCGAAAGCGAAAAAAAGAAGCGAAAAGAAAAAGCAAAAGTTTTGATTGAGTGTGGAGCAACTATAAAAGAAGCTAGTGCACAGAGTGGCACAACAATAGATACTGTTAAGAAGTTGAGCAGTAAAGAGAAATTACAAGTTAAACAGCTAGACTATTTAAAATCTTTAAGAGAGAAATATAGTAAAGAGATAGAAAAAAATAAAGAAGATAGATTTTATATAAATATAGAAGCTAAAGAAAGAATTTGGCAAAAGCTAAGAGAAAACGGAATATCTAAGGAATTGCAAGATACATTAAAACAAAATGAATTAACAGAGCAAGAAATATTTGAACTTAATAGATTAGAAAGATTAGAGAAGTTTGAACTAGAAAAAGCTAAGTATAAAGATAGCAGATTAAATATTATAACAGAAGAACTTACAAACTTAACAGATGATGATATAGAAAAAATTCTACAGATAATAGAAAAATCAAAAGAAGCTGGTAAAGATGAATAAAGTATATAACTTCTTTAAGAATGAACTAGAGAGAAGAAAAAAAGAAAGATTAAAGTATTTTGTATTTAAAGCTAGAGATTATCAGAAGAAAATTATAGATACATTCAAGAGTGGATCATATAACTTTTTCATAATTTGCTGGGCTAGACGGCTAGGCAAAGACTTACTTGCTTTTAGTTTAGCTTGTGAAGAATGTTTAAATAAAGCTAATACAGTCGTTTACTATATGTTTCCTACAATGAAGCAAGGTAAAATGATGATATTAGATGGTTTTACAAATGAAAGAAAAAGAATAATAGAAGAAGTTATTAATAAAGAATGTTTATTATTACCCGAAAAGTCTGGAAAATTGTATCACTCTGATAATTCTTTAAGATTTAAAAACGGATCTATTATTTATTTCGTGGACGCTCAAAATGCAGATACGAAAATTGGTGGAAACTTAGATATATTGATAATATCAGAAATGGCAACTATAAAGAATAGAAATATATTGTTGTATTTAATACCTTCGGTAATGAATGTTAATGGAAAAATCATACTTGTAAGCACCCCAAGATTTTTAAGTTACTTTAATGAACTATTAGAAGATGTAAAAAACATAAAACTATGGTTTAAGAGCATTTTAATAGCAGTAGATAAAGAAGCAGTTGACGAAAAAGGTAAGCCAGTTTGGAGTGATGAAAAGCTAGAAAAAGCTAAGCAGTTGATGAGTGAAAGCAAATTTAGACAAGATTATTTTTGTGATACAGATGTAGCTAATGAAAATGCTATTTATGCAGAAAGTTTATTAAAAGCAGAGTGGATAAAAGATTTAAACATATCTAACAAAAAACTATATGTTAGTGAGGACTTGGGGATAAATGATAGTACAGCATTAGTATTTACAGTAGATAACACTATAATTCATCATTATGCTGCGACAGATAAAGCGACAATACATTATATAGAGTATATAAAAACTTTTATGAAAGAACACAATATAAAAGATGTAGAGATTATACTACCTCACGACGCTAGAAACAGACAAGACGCTATTGATTATTTAACAAGTAGAAGAGAAGCATATAATCAACATTTTAAAGATGTTAGAGTTTTGAGAGCATACGAAGTAAATAAGACTATTGAAATAACAAGACACAGTATAGAAAAACATAAGATCAAGTTCTTAGACTGTGCAGCAGTTAGGGATATGGTAAGACTTATGAAAGCATATGAGTGGAAAATAGATAATAGCACTGAGGAAAATTTAAGAGTTCCAATTCACGGCAGAGGACTTGCAGCAAGCAATACTTGCGACGCAGTTGAATACTATTGTATGAGTATGTTTTTAGAAGAATATGAAGAAAAAATGAAAGAATTTGTATATCAAGATAATTACGAAAATGGGGACTATGATTTTTATGATTAAACAATTAAATCAAATTGAAATTGATGAGATAGGAAGAAAGATAGAAAGTTTTAGAAGTGATGATTATTATAAATATTATTTTGATGATTCAGAGGAAAATAACCCTGATAAAGCTTTCTTTATTGATGATAAATACTATATTGATTTCACATTTTATGATGATATTTGTTTTATGGGAGTAATTGATATCAATAGAGAAATTAAAATAACATCAAATTCAGTGTACAAACTCTTAAAACTGTTTGATGAGCAACTTAAACATTATAAAAAAATAGCTCAATGGTGCTATAAAGCTAACAAAATTGCTTATAGATTTCATAAATTTTTAAAGAAAAAATACAATTGTGTAAGTTCAGAAGATGAAGAAAAATCAATAATAGGAGTGATGTTATGAAAAAATATGAAAATTTAAAAGAAATGGCTAATCAAAGACAGCTTTGCAAAGGCGGTGGTGGGTTAGGTGGGTTTATAGGGAATACCCTAGGTTCGTTAACTGGTGGGCTTATAGGTACTGACCCAAATAAAGCAGCTAAAAGAGAAGCAGAAAGACAAAGAGAAGCTGAAGAAAGAAGAATCAAAGAAGCAGAAGCAACAGCTAAGCGTGAAAAAGAATTTTCTGAAAAATTATCAACAGATATAAGAAATCTTGAAGGGGCTAATTCACAGCAACAACTTGCACCAGCCCCAAAAACTACAACTGATTTTACTAAATCATTAAAAGAAGAAGATGAAAAAGATAAGCTAAAGAAAATTTTTAGCAAGTAGGTGAAAAAATGAAAAAACCAACGAAAGCGAAATTAGTATACTATTTTGAAGAAGCTAAGTTATACAAAGAAGAAATTAAATCAGATTATAACGAAGTTTTTGAGTTAACAGATATTAATTTCAAGATAAGAGATGAAACAACACGGCAAAAATTGACAACTAGAAAAGTTGATAGTACTGTTCTCGAATGTATTAGATTCTTAAGCAATTTCATAATGACATCTGTATTCAGTAAAACAGAGTGTTGGGCAAGATTAAAATCAAATATAGATGTAATTAAAGCTATAACTGATACAGATACAGCAGGTGCTGAAATGATAGTAAATGAAATAGACGAAGTTCTTGAAAAGAATTCGGAATCAGTATTCTGGACTAATGAAAGAACTAACTATTACACTGAAACTAATAAAGCACTAGTTGACTGCATTAAAGTTGGAACAGGGATAAGAAAAGTAGTGGAGTTAAATTCTACAGCTAAGCCTTTTACTTATGCTTATCAGAATTTAGATAACATCTTCTTTTTAGAAGATAATCAAGGGAAACCCAACATAATTTTTAAGAAATATATTGAAAAAAATCTTGCCGATTTAAAGGATATGTTTGGACATTTAGGAATGATGACCCCGAAAGAATTGAATAATGAAGATGATTTATCTAAAAAAATAACTGTTATAGAAAGCATAATAGGGGAGTTTGACGAAAATAAATCAGTAACTTCTTACTATCATTTTGTACATACCGAAGATTTTGCAGAAGAATTGGTTTTTGAAGTGCTAGATTATAACCCTTATACAGTGTTTAGATGGCAAGTTGATAATTCTAATCCTTGGGGAATTGGAATAGCAAGAGCAAACAAGCATTTAATAAAAGAATTAAATGATAATGTAGCAAAGAGAGCCGAACACAGGGATAAGATAGTTAATCCACCGATTCAATTTTTTGGAAATAGGGATTTGATAAGCAAGATAACATTGAAACCTAGTGCAGTAAATTACGGGGGTCATTTTAACGATTCTAATAAAGTTGGAATCCAACCTATAAACACAGGAACTAATTTGATTCCTATAGATCAAGATATAAATGACTGTAGAGATAGGCTTCGCAGAGCTTTTATGGCACAACCGTTAGGAGATGTTGAGACTACAGCTAATAGAAGTGCTACAGAAATGAGTTTGAGACATGAGATGTTTAGAAAAGAGTTTTCAGGAACATATGAAAATATAAACACTGAATTACTAGAGCCAACTTTTATGAATGCTTACTACATTTTAGAGAAAAAAGGCTTGTTAGAAGATGTAGAGAATCAAGACTATGTAACACATTCACAGATACATTATGTCAATGAATTAACGCAAAACAGTGGAAGAGATGAAGCTCTAAGAATTTTAGATTTCTATAATATAGTTTCTCAATTAGTAACAGAAGAGGAAAAAGGATTAATAATGAAGTCTGAAAAGCTTGTAAATCATATTAGAGAAAAAATGAGAATACCAGTAAGTATTGTTAACAATGAAGAAGAAATGACAACAAAACTTGAAAATCAAAGAAGATTACAAGAAATACAATTACTTGCAAGAGCTCAAGAAGATATTGGGAAAAGACAGGAAACAGGAATACCAGGAAGAGTAAAAGAAGGAGTTGAAATGCTAAATGAGTTCTAATAAATATGATATTCAAGTACAAAAATTCAAAGGGAACCAAGAATTAATAAATTTAATAGACTTGTGTATACTTGATTGGGAAAATTATAAAGAAGCTTATTATAGAGCAAATGGAGAATATCCAAGTGAAAGAAGTTTATTAACAAAGTTAAAATTTGACATTTTAGAGGAGGATAACAGTGGAAGATGAAATATTAGAAATTAATAACATTGATGAAACAACAGGAGAAAAACAAGTTGAAGAGCAGATTGAGGAAAAGGAAACAATAAAAGTATTTGACCCAAATGAAGTTAAATTTGATAATAACTTAGGATTTAGTGGGTATAATTTAGAAAAATTTAAAGATGATATTGATATGACTGATGATAGTGTAAGAGCATTAGAAGCCTTTACAGCAGAGTATCAGAAGCTAGGATTATCACAAGAACAAGTTGAAGGTATCATAGGCTTTATGATTTCACAAAATAATCAAACAACAAGTCCTGAAGCCATAACTGAAAATTTAAAAAATAATTTATCTTATGAAGAGAAAAAATCATATCAAGCTAATTGCAATATTTTAAAAAACATTTTAAAAGGAACAGATGAAGAAAAATATTTCAATGCAATAACTTCAGATCCTGGAGCAGTAAAAATATTAACAAAAGTTATAAATCATTTTCAAGGAGGTAAAAATGTAAATGGAATAAAAGAAAGAGAAGAAAGAAACATAAGTAGAAACTTAACAGCAGATGAAGGAATAGCAGAATTTAATAAGTATATCTTAATGGGCGGAAAAGATATAGAAAAGAAGAGAAAAGAAATTCAAGGAAAATTATTAAACAAAGAAGAATTAGAATATTTTAATCAAATAGCAGAGTAAAAAAGGAGATGATTTTAAATGGCAAAACCATTAGAACAAGTATTACAAGATAAATATGCAACACAAGCACTTATAGCAATGGCAGTTCAAACACCTATGGGGCTAGCTAAGTTCTGTGAAAAAGGTGATGCAACAAATGGGGAAAGTTATAACTTATATAGAGCAGAAGGCTCTACTGCAAAAGATGGACTTCCATCAATGTACAATTCAAATGATAAAGGTTATGAAGGAGATTCTGGAAATAATGGTGGAGATGCTGGACCACTAAAACCTTACAAAGTTACAGGTGATTATATATCTTCACAACATAAAATACCTGACATTGATTTTAAAAAGACATCATTAGATGCAAAAGGAACATTGCAAAAAACAATGGCAATAGCTTTAGCACATAAAGAAGATGAAAAAATATTAAAAGCAATAAAAGATGAAGATTCTAAATTAGCTAAAATAGACAATGCAACAAAGACATTAGATAAAGAAGAAGTTATAAGAGCTTTGGTTGGGAGAATAGCAGTTGCTCATGCTAATGCTGCAATGACACCTGATGGACAAAAAGGAGTATCTGTTGTATTAAATATCAAAGACTGGGAATTATTAGTACAATCTAATTTCTTTTTAAATGGAGATTTCAAAGACTCTATTGAGTGGGGAGATAATGAAAGACCTACAAGAATTAGAGGAGCAGAATTTTTAATTACAAGAGATTCTAATATGACTCCACCAGGAACAATGTACATAGTACCTTCTAATACTTGTGGTTGTGTAAATTGGAAAGGAACAGAAAAAGCAGTTGCTGAATTTCATGAAACAGATGGGGCTAGATGGCATTTACAAAACAGAAAATATATGGGGGCTATCTGTATAGAACCTGCTTTCATAACAAAATTCACTTTTAAATCAGCTTAAACCTTTAAGGGTAGGGTATAAAAACCCTACCTTTATTTTTATAGGAGGAACAATGGATTATAAAACAGGAAAGCTCTTAAATGTAGTTAGACAATTTGATAAAGCTAGTGGCAAATATGAAATTAATGGTATAGATACTGGGGAAGCAGTTTTTTTATATAGAAGAGAAAGAGAAATATTTATACCTATTCCCAGGGGTAATTACAACATAACTAAAGAAAATAACAATACATTCCTAAATGTAGATAATACTATAAATAAAGAAGCGATAGAATTTCAAATTGTATATGAAACAAATATCACTTCATCAGAATACAACGACCCTTATCCAGAACTAAAAATACTAGTTCAAAAATATAATGAATCTGTTAAAGATATTTTAAATATAAGTAAATATCTAAAAACAGTTGGAGTAAAAACAGATTCAGACCAGTTACATCAAAGCCAACTTTTACCAATGCTAGAGCCGAATACATTTTGGTATTCAGATAATAGAGGTGTAATAGGTACATTTCCTATTGGTAATTTAAATGCTACTTATCAAAAAATGGTAATGGACTTAAAAAAAGAGGTTGAAGAATTAATAGAAGAAAAAAAAGAAGAAGCTACAAGTTCAATAGATTCTCTTTTAAATGAATCAAAATTTAATTTCAAAGAGTTGGTATCAAAAAACATAAATAGTTTAAATACTACTTATGAAGATATCAAAAAAAGAATAAATGAATCTATAGAAAATTTCAATATAGAAGAAGCAAGAAAAATAGAAGAATTTAAGACTTCTTTACAAGTAAAAATAGAGGAATTAAATTCTTTAGCATCTACAATTTTTCAAGATATGAACAATGAAAAAAAAATAATCATAAAAAATTTAAGAAATACAATAACTGATTATATGAAAGAAAATAAAAGTATGTTTAAAGGAGATAAAGGTGATAGAGGAGATAAAGGTTTACAAGGTGTGCAAGGAATACAAGGCAAACAAGGAGAAAGAGGTCAGGGTATTACAAGCATCCGTGCTATAAGTAATAACCAAGTTGAAGTTGTATACGGGGATAATAAAAAAGAGATTTTAACTATACCTACTGTACAAGGTCCAAAAGGTGAACAAGGTATTCAAGGACCAATAGGTCCAAAAGGTGAACAAGGTATTCAAGGACCAATAGGTCCAAAAGGAGATAAAGGGGAAGGAGCCAATATAGATGTTAGTCATTTTTTAAGAAATGATAGGAGTGAATCTATTAATGGAAATTTAACAGTCACAGGAACAGTATTGTCTAATAATAATATAACTGCATTTTCTGACATAAGATTAAAAACTAACATAAAGAAAATAGATTGTGCTTTAGAAAAGGTGTGTAAAATAAATGGATACACTTTTGATATCAATAATAAAAAAGGAACTGGAGTTATTGCACAAGAAATTCAAAAAATTCTTCCTGAGGTGGTTATTGAAACAGATACAGAAGAAAAATATTTATCAGTAGCTTATGGGAATATTGTGGGTTTATTAATAGAAGCTATAAAAGATTTAAAATCTGAAATAGAGGTGTTAAAAAATGCTGCCAAAGAACGGAACTATTAGTATGGATGATATAAGAAAAGAATTAAATAAAAGTGGTTCTATTAATTTGAATGATAATGATGTCAGGAAATTAGCAAATAAACCTAATGGAGCTATTAGTTTAAAAGATTTTTATGGTAAATCAAACATAGAAATTATTTTGGATAAATATATTTCATATAGTCGTGATTCAGATGATTATTATATTTTTTATGAAGAAGATGTAAGTGGCTATAATGTTGTAGATAAATATGAGTTTTCTGTACTTGCTGTCAATCATATAAGATTTGATATTCAAATTGATTTTGATAAAGATATAAGGGGATTATTGGGGAAAGATATATATGTTAGTTTTATTTTAAATGATGTTAAAACACCTGAATTTATTTTTAAAGTAATAGAGGTAGATTATACATATCATATGACTACAACTTCAAAAGAATTGGCTGATATTTTTAATGACTATGTAAATAGTTTAGATGATACACCATTTATTATAAAAGCTTATATTAAATAATTGGAGGCATTAAATGAAAAAATATGTATACAGTGAAGAAAAAGCAATCAATGGTATATGGTTTTGTTTAGGTATTTTTGAAATGCATGAACAAATACCAGAGTATTTAAAAAACGAAATAATTTTTAACTCTAACTCTCCATTAGACGATTTATATTATTGGGATAAAGAATCAAAATCTGTAAAGATAAAAGATAATTATAAACTTTATCAAGAGGGAAAATATAAGTTAAAAGATGGGGAAAAAATAGAAAATAATACAATAATAAAAATAGAGCAACCAACAAAATATCATAAATGGAATAAAGATAAATGGAAATTAAATTTGTCTGAAGTAAAAAAAATATTTGAGAAAAAATTTAAATATGAAAGACAACAAAAAATAGATGCTGATTTTGAATACAAAGGTGCTATATTTCAAATGAGAGAGAACGAAGATTTAAAAAATTTTGAACAAAAATTGATATTGTTATTATTAAAAAGAATTAAATTAACAGATATTGAAAGTTGGAGATTAAAAGATAATACATATAAAGATTTTACAATAGCTGAACTTTTAGAATGTGCTGATTTATGGGGTGCAAGAAAAAAGAATATATGGAAAGATTTTAAAAGAGTTTGTGAAGAATTAGAAAAAGCTAATAGTATTGAAGAAATAGAAGCTATAAAATGGGAGGAATAAAATGTTTAGTTTTTCAAAAGCTAGTTTAGAAAAAATGAATGGAGTTAATTCAAAATTAATTAATTTAATGAAAGAAGCAATAAAAGAAAGTCCTTATGATTTTGGAATAACAGAAGGAATTAGAACATTAAAAAGACAAAAAGAGTTATTTGCAGAAGGCAAAACAAAAACTTTAAAATCTTATCATTTAGTAGGTAAGGCTGTTGATATTAAAATTTATGTTAATGGAAAAATAACTTGGGATTTTAAATATTATAAGGAAGTTTCAGATCACATTAAAGAAGTAGCAAGAAAATTAGGTTATGTAATTACTTGGGGTGGAGATTGGAAAACATTTAAAGATGGTCCACATTTTCAAATTGAAAATTAATAAACAGTCTGGCCAGACAGTTATTATAAAAAAATATTAAAAATTTTAGGAGGCATTAAATGGAAGCATTTGTAGAAAGAATGATTACAGAGAAAGATGAATTACAAGACAGAGTAACAAAATTAGAAAATTTTGTAAATGGAGAAAACTTTAGGGAGTTAAAAGGTTTGGAGCAAGCTTATTTAAAAAAGCAGCTAAAATTTATGAGAGGCTATTTAAGTGTATTAAGACAAAGAATTAATTTTTATAACAAATAACAGGAGGTTTAAAAATGAAAGATTTAATTAATCAAGTGGTAGGATATTTGGCAGATTTTAGTGTAGAACAATGGATATGGATAGCAGTAGCTGGACTGATTTTAATTTATCTTATTTATAACAGAAAACAATATGTAAATGTATTTAAACAATCAGTAATTTTTGCAGAAGAAAGTTTCAATCATGGGGAAAACAGAAAGAAATTAGAAGCAGCAGTAAATTTTATACTATTTAGAACTTCTAGTTTACCTTGGATAGCAAGAATTATAATTATTAAATTTATTAGCAGAAAAAGAATGATTGATATTATAGAAAAGACATTACAAAAGTTTTCTGATATTTTTGCAGCAGGTTATAAGGTAGATATAAAAGGTAATGAAGATGGAGAAAACTAAATTAAAATTAGAATTTCTTTCAAACAAAAAAGCAGTTTTACTCCAAGATTATATCTATTCAATCAATGGTTATGATATTAAGGTGTTTAGAGGTTTCATCACTGATGGAGCCTCTGTGCCTAAATCTTTGCAATGGCTCTATAATCCTTATGGAAAATATATTAATGCAGCAGTAATTCACGATTATTTGTACAGTACTTATAATAATACAGGTATAAATAGAACTCTTGCAGATAAGATATTTAGGCACATTATGAAAGAAACAGGAGTAGATAACAGGACTAGAAGAAAGTTTTATATGGCAGTTAAGTACTTTGGAGCAACATCCTGGAAAGCTAAATTGCAAAATGAGGGATACAAGGATAGAGCTATAATTGATAGAACTAAGGAGGCTAAGGAATATTATAACCATTGGTATAAAGTGTTAGGGATTAGGTGATATTATGGAAAAAACTTTACTAGAATATGGTGTAGTAGGGGCTATTTTACTGTATTTTCTATGGAAAGATAGTAAGACATTTGAAATTTATAGAACTACTATGCAGAAGATAGTAGACCAGTTGGAAGCAATGCAAAAGGACCAAACAGAATTAAAAAAAGATGTGGAGGAGATTAGAAAATTCATCAAGTAATGGGTAGGTTTATTACCTACCCGAAAAGGAGTGTAGCTATGAAAAGAGAAGATATAATTTCAAAGGCTTTTTCTAAACTTGGAAATAATGGTTCGTATAACGATAACGGTGGAGAAAGATATCAAAAAGCCGTAGCTTTGCTAGATAGTTTTTATGAAAATATAGCAACTGATACAACTTTTTTATTCAATGCCATTACGGTTAAATTAACAAGTACAGGTCAGAATGAGCAAGGAGAATACAGATACAATGTGCCTATTGACTGTTTGAATGTTATTAATTGCCAAAACATAAATAGAGGATTAGAAAATTATAGAGAAGAAGGAGAGTTTATATATTCCACTTCAAGTGAATTATTCATTCATTATTGTAAAAAATTAGATTTTGATGAATTACCAGACAAGTTATTTAATTTATTAGTGTGTGGGTTAGCTAAAGAATTAAGTTTAGCTTTCAATGCTTATAATGACAGATATCAATTATTAGATGTTAAATATCAGGAAGAAAAAAGAAACATTATATATCAACAAGGCTTTAATCATAATGTATGGGAGTAGAAGTATGATAAGTAGAGTAAATTTATTTAATTATGGAGAAGTAGGAGAAAGACTATCAGGTATAAGAGAATCTGAAATACATCAGCAATCAGCACAAAAAATTGAAAATTTAATAATAAATGAAATGGGAAATTTAAAGATAGCAAAAAAATGGGAAGAAAACATTTTGCCAAATGGGGAAATATTTCATCGTTTATTTGATACAAAATACAATTTTTACATTGGTGTATCAGAAAATTATATTTATACAATAAAAAAAGATTTAAGTAAAATTCTGTATAAATTTTCTATAAACTCTAATTATAAGGAATTTAAATTTGTAGATGATAAGTTATTTGGAAAAGGGAATCCTTATTTGGTATATGAATTTGATAAAAACACAGGAAATATAGGAAGTTCTAACTTTTTAGAACTTCTTAAATATCCTATTAAAGATAGACAAGATGTGAAAATAGATGTGTATAAATGCTATAAATTAAAAGATACTACTGAAATAAGAGTATCATTATTAGGTACTTATACTAATCCTAGAATTAAAAGTGATAATGGTATTTATCTTTTTGAAACTAATATAAAGTTAGAAAGGCTTTATAAACAGTATAAAACAAGTATTACAGATAATATAATAGATGGTGCAACCGATGGAATGGTTTTTGGTGTTATGCACGGATATTTTAAGAAAGATGAAGAAAAACAATATTTATTAGGAAACAACAAAGTAGAGTTAGTTGTTGGTGGAACAGATAATAAATATGGTTCAGAATATTTTACAACTTTTAATAAGAATGTTAGTGGTGAAATAGGATATGGTGAATTAAAGGAATTAAAAAATGATATTATAGATATAGGAATGTTCTCTGATAGGTTATATATAATAAAAGATGGGATATTCTATTTTTCTAAAAAAGGAGATTATTTTGATTTTAAGAATGATACAAAATCTGATAGTGCATTTTTCTTTAAGCCAAACCCTATAAACAATATCTTCCCAAATATATATTCGTCAGAAGTTGGGGATAGAATGTATGTTACAACCAATAAAGGAGTATATGTAATTAGTTCAGGGAGTGTCTTTTCGTCAACTAATTATTCTGTACATATAGCTAGTGAAATTCCTTGTAGAGATAATGGGGTTTTAATATCAGATAACTTTTTTTACATATCAGAAGAAGGACAGTTAAAATGTGTGCAAGTCATACCTAATCAAACTGGATATGAAACTTTTGTAACTGTAAATGTTGAAAAATACGATATCTATTCTGAATGTGATAGTATAGGTAAGTTAAAATATGATGACAGAATAATGCTTGTTGGTACAAAAAAGAAAAAGAAATCTTTAGATACAAGTTTTAATTCATTAGTTTTTTATCAAGTATTAGATTTTAATATTTTTAGAAGATTTACTATAACACAAGATTATAAATTCAAAAAAATAATTTCTTTAGATAAGTATTTACTTTATCAAAGTGATAAAAATATTTTGCTGTGTGAAAGTAAAAATAATGTTAAAACAGCAAAATTGAAAATTAATACACCAGCAATTTCTACTGAAAAAGGTGGAAACTACTCTAATGATTATCAAAGTAATGTAGAAAGAGTTTTTATAAAAGTGCTAAATGAAGAAAGTCAAGCTATAAAAGGTATGAAAATAAATAACACAGCTATTTCAAAAATACCTGAAGAAAGTGATTTATTTAGTTGCTTTAGACTTGATGAGCAATTCCCAATTTTAAATGGATATGAAATAGAAATTACAACTAATGAAAATGATAAGATTTTTGAAATACTAGGAATAGACACAAAGATAAAAGTTGCTAGTGATTAGGAGGTAGAATATGTTGTCTGAAATAATTCAAGGTGGAAAAGGATTATCTCAAATCTTAAATGGATTCAATAATAGTAGAGCAGCAAAAAAGATAGCAGGAATACAAAGAGAAATAGCTGGAATGCAGTTAAAATATAACAAGAAACAAGCTAAAGAAGCTACTGAAACAAACTTAAGAGGAATGTTAAGACAGTACGCATCAGCTAGAGAAAGTTTATACGAACAAAAAGAAAATGTAAGAATGAATTTAAATTTCAAAAGTCAAATGAAAGGTGTTGAAAAAAAAGACAATTCTTATATTACAGATAGTAAAAATAAGCTAGAAAGTGAATTTTTTGAAAATATGAGAAATACCATAGAAAATCAAAAGAACGATTCAATAAATATATCTAAGCAAGGTATAGACCAAGTATATCAAGCACAAGGAAGCTATAACCAAGCTATAACTAATATCAACGGAGTTGAGATTCAAGCTCGTCAACAAGCTAATCAAATGATACTTAATGGTATAACTGATGTTGCTATGGCTGGGATATCAGCTTATAAAAACTTTAACGCAAAATCAGAATTACCTACTGATGATTCAAGTAAAGAACAGCGTGTAAGTAAGGTAAATTTTTCTAAACCTTATAGTTTTAACAGAGGATTTGATTCTGGTTTTGGAAGACCTAAATTAAGTTTAGGAGGAGGGTTTTAATGGAATTTTTAGAAAAGGTTGTACAGAATGAAAGAACAGGTGCAAATATAACTGGTATTCAAGTAGATACAAGCACACAACATTTATTAAATAAGCCTTTCTTAAGAGGTTTTGAAGAATTAGAAAAAATAGCTAAAGAAATGGATGCTATAAAAATAAAAAATAAGAGAACTGAATTTGAATTAAGTTTAGAACAAATGGATTTAGATTTTGCAGAGAAATGGAATGACCCTAACATATATAGAGATAAAGAAAAATATGAAGCTATGTTAGAAGATAGAAAAGCATTGCAATCTGAAAAAGCAAAACTATTATCTTCTAATATGTATTATAACAGAGAAGAAAAAATTAACTTAAAAAAAGAACTTGAAAATAAAAATAAAGAGATAATTTTGGGATATCAAAAAAATAGAAATATTGAATATTTAAAAGAAACTATAAATAGTACCAATGCAAACATAGACCAGATTATAGCAATAGGGCAAAAAAATATTTCTCCTACTGATTATGAGAGTATTAGTAAATATGTAAAAAAAATATCAGTAAATCTTTCTTATTTACAACAACCACTAGGATTAACAGATAAAGAACTAGAAAATATGATAGGTGCTAGATCAAAAACATTGATTAACGGTATTTACCAAGAACACTTAAATAAGATTATATCAGATCCTAATATGAGTATAGATAAACAAGAAATAGAATTAAAGAAATTAGCGTATTCTATGGATAACAAGGAATATAAAGAGAAATTAGCAACAGACCTAGCTAATGAATTTGCTAAGGAAGATGTAGAGCAAACTAAGAATTTCTTTTTAACAAGTTTTGATTCAGAAACTAAAACTATAATAAATCAATATAGGGCTAGATTTAATGAGATTAAAAGAGCTAGAGCAAAAGAAGAAAAAGCTATGCAGAAGTTTCTCAAACAACAAGCAGAAATAACTGCAATTAAAAACGAAAAGAAATATGAAGATGATTTATTTAAAAGAGATGCTTTGGCAGTTGCAAGTTATTTAGATAATAAAAAAGGATATAGAAATTTAAGTTTAAATGAATTTTTGAGTAATCCTGTACATATGCAAAGAGTAACTGATATAGGTTGGGAAACATATGGAGATACTAATAGTGGAGAAACTTTAAATATAATACCTGAAAGTTTAGTAAAAGATTTAAAAACTTCTATTGATAATAAAATAAATTCAGGGCAATTTACTAGAAGAGAAGCTTATCAAGAAGTATATGATGTAGCTGATACTCTTTCAAATGGAAATGAAGCTATAAGAAACAATATATTAAAAGATATGGGGTTAAAATTAAGAGTAGATCCATCTATTATTATAAATGGTGAAAAAAATTCTAAATATTATAACCTTTCAAATTCTATTTCACAAGCTAATAATTTTATAGATGAAATGGGATATAGTTTATCTGATTTAAAGAAAACAAAAGAAAACAAGAAGTTTAAAGAAATATCTCAAACATTTTCATCTGATAGAGAATTAGGGGACCAACTTGCTTTTAGATATCTTGTTGGAGAAGAATTGAAGAAAACAAACAAAAAAGATTTAGCACAAGATTTAGATAGAACATTATCAATAAGTTTAAGAAAAAATGGATATAATAAAGAAAATGTACAAATTACATCTGAATTTACATCAAAAAGAAAAAATTATAGATATTCAAAATTAAAAGATGTTAGAGAGAAAAAAAATCAAAAGGAAAAAGTTGAGAGAAAAATAAAATCTGATGTTTTAAGTCAAGCCACAGTCTTAGGAGGATAAAGTGAATAAAGAATATGGATTAGAAAATTTAGATTTAGAAGAACAAAATTCATATAGAAGTGCAATAGCTAGTATAAAAAAAACTAAGAAAAATGAACCAACAGCAATAGGTCAAATAGGTAATGCTATTGCTAATGGTGCAGATTTTTTTATAGGAAAAGTATCAGATGTAGTTGGTATGATTGAAACTGCTATTCCTGTAGCAGATGCTTTTTTAAGTGGAGATGATACATACTTAAAAGAATTTTTGAAAGAACAAGATAAAGGTTTAGTAGCAGAAATAAAAAATAATTCAATAAATAAAATTAAAAAAAGAAGAGAAGAATTAAATAGGTATGTAGAAAATAATTTAATATCTGGAACTATTTTAAAAGTTGGAACTGGTTTTATTGAGCAATCAATAGACCCTTTACAAATGGGGGCAAATATAGCAACACAAGGTTTTTATATGAATGCTCTTCAAAATACTTTGGATTATATTTATGAAGAAAATTTGTTAAATAATAGAAATATTAAAGATTTTAATAGCGAGGATATTGTTAGTATAGGTACAGGAATTGCTATGGCAGGAGTTACTTCAAAGTTTGAAGTAAAAGGAGTAGCTAAGCCATTATATCAAGAAACTAAATTTGTTCCTCCATTAGATAAAATAATTAAAGAAAATTCAGAATATGGAGAAAGAACTATTAATCGTGGTGATATTGCTGATGTAATAAAAAGACAAGATACTGGACAAACTTTATCTATGCCAAGAGGACATAATGCTTCTGATACAATAGAAAAAACTATTGATGATGGTGTTATAACTAGATTGAAAACTATATTAGATACATTACAACAAGAAAATAATAAAAATAAATATCTAAATACTGATTTTAAAGATGGAGATATTAAAGTAAAATCAGAAGTTATAAGAATTATGAAGCCTGTATATACTGAAATATCCTTAGGAAGAAAACAAGCATTAGGAGAAATTGCAGAAGAGTTAGGAAATTTTGGGATAAAAAATAATAAGTATGATGGTATTAGTCCAGTTGGGGATTATATAGATACAATTATAAAAGATATAGAGCCTGATGAGTTAGTTAGACTTTATCAAAATAAAAGTAAAGATCCTGCATATAAAGATTTACAATCCATATTACACAAATATATAAATGAATTTGTAGGAATAAAAGCAAAAAAAGATTTGTCATATAAAGAAAATGGTTTTTATATTAATACACTTTATAACAAGCAACATCTTATGACTATGATAAGAAATTCTTACGAAGATGAAAATAATACTTATAATTTTATAAAAGGTCAATTAAAAGAAATAGGAGAAAAAGTATATTTAGATGAAAAACAAGCCAAAGATGTTGGTTTAGAAAAAGCAGGTTTCTATTCTTTTAAAGAGAATCCAAAAGAAATGCTAAGAGCTCTATATTATGATATTAATGCTACTACAAAAGCAGTTGCAAAATCTAACTCAAAAGGTGATATAGGACTTACAGAAAAAACTATATTTGATGTGGCTTTAAATTGGACTAATATGGCTGATAAAGAAAAATATATTGAATTAATTTCTAAAAAAGAACTTGTTGAAAATGAAAAAATATTTGTTGAAAAATTTCAAAAACAAATGCTAGGAAAATTTGAAAGTATATTTAAAGGTTTTGAGCAAGATAAAAGAGAAGTTTTAGAAAATATAATATCTACAATAGCTAATGAAAGAAGTGGCTATAATAAAGCTATGGAAAAATTTGATAACTTTACAACAGCATACAAATATAATGATGGAGCTACCAAGCCTATGCAATGGTTAGGATTTGAAATGCAACCTAATATGTCTAAAAAGTTAATAGAAGAAATAGATGGGTTAAAAAGTTTATCGGCCTATAATGTTGTTAAAGCAAAAAACTATAATGAACTTTCTTTAAATGATAAAAGTATAAAAATAATGAAAGACTCTGCGGCTTGGAAATTGCTTACAGGTCTAAGACATTTAAGAGAAGCATCACCAAATACTGCGATAGTTAATACAGGAGCTTACAGACTTGGCTTTGATGATAGAATAGGATTTTTAAAAGGTAATTTTGAAATGTATAAAGCACACTATGACTTATTAAAAAATTATGATACTTTGATAAGTAGAGATTTATCCAGCATTTCTGACCCAATAGAAAAAATGGAAGTAGAATTATTTGTAAGAAAACTAACAGAAAATGGATATAACTTTGATAAAATTGGGCTTGGAAAAACACTTGATAAATTAGCAAAAATAGGTGGGGCAGGGCAAAGTGTATCAGATGTTCATAGAGTAGGAATGGCATTGAGATTTACTTCAAAAGCTATGTACGATGAATTTCCTAATATGAAATACAATGATATGACACCTGAAATGAGAACTATCTTAAAAAATAATGGGATAGATGAAATTGCACTGAAGGACATACAGGAGGGAATATCTCAATTTAAAAGCTATGATGATTTTCTAAATTTTGTCATGAATACTGATTTAGAAAAAGGTGGGAAAATAAAATCTCTATTTGAACAATTTACAGATGTTATGGGTAGAGAGTTTGAGCCTTATGATAAAAATTTAACTAAAATTTCAAGTGATAAAGCTTTGACTAAACTTTGGGTAAATTCAACTATGTTATTTAAAAGGTACTCTATGGGTGCTTTTAGTAGAGCATTTGAAACTGCTACAAGTTATTATGATAGCAATGATATACTAAGGTATCGTTTTATTAAAAATGGTGTATTTAATACAGATAATGCTTTCAATGGATTTTGGAAAGGTGCTAAACACCACTCTATAAATTTGTCTAAAATGTCAGCGGGATTATTTATTAGCACACAAGCTGTGAAATGGGCTCACGGTAAAATGTTTGGCACAGCAGATGATGAAATGGTAGAAGCTAAATATGAAGCTTTTATTGATGGTGATTATTTACCTATCATAGCAGAAGGACTTAAAGACAGTTTAACTGACTATATTGGATATGATGTGATGTTTGGAGGAACTCCTGCTTTTTTTGGAACACTAAAACAAACAGGAAACGCTTTAACAAGAGGTTTTACTTCCGACTTAGAGCCTGAACAAAAAGTTTTATACAGCCTACTTCATATAATATCTCCTATGAATATTTCAAGAGGAATTGACAATATAAAATTTGGTAAAAATATATCAACTAACTTAAATAGTTGGAGTGCAGATGCTAATTATTTATGGAAAAGATACTATAGACATGATGCCTTAGATGAACAAGCAGATGGTGAGTTACCAATAGAAACAGCTATAAAAAAATCATTTGAAAAAATAACTGACTGGGATAAATATTTTGATAAAAACATAGATAAAGCATTTGAAGTTACTAATTTTCCAGAAGATACAGATGAGAAAATAGTTAAAATGGCCGCGAGTGGTGTTATGGAACTTACTGAAAGAAGTATGAGAGAAGACCATATAATGTATTCTTTTTCTATTGATGACAAAGAAGAAAGAGAAAATAACTTAAAAGAATTTGGACTTGATTACAAAACACAGTTAATGAAATTAGACCCTAAAATAAGAGATTTATTTAATTATGTAATGTCTTTTAAAGAGGTTAAAGAGCCTATGTATTTAATTATGGCTTTGGAAGAAATTACAAATTCAAGAGATAAAATAGAAACATTATATAATTTTTTAGATGAAAATGAAATAACTGATTTTGATGTTTTTGCTAAAAATATTATGAAGCAAGAAGAAAAGAAAAAAGAAATAGCAAGGAGAGGTTATGAAGATAGTACAGATGGATATATAGAATTTTTACAAACTTTAAGAAATGAGATATAATAAAAAAGTCCAGTTATTAGCTGGGCTTTTATTCATTTATTTCTAAATTTTCATCTAATATTTTTTTAAATTCTTTCATCAGAAACAATTTAGCTTCTTCTTTATTAATGACATCTAAAGAAGTTAAACCTATATTGCCATTAAAATTAATTTTTAAATTTTCATCACCTTGTAAAGTAATTTTTATATTTCCTATTTTCATAAAATACAACTCCTTTTTTATTTTTATTATACCATTTTTTAGATGAAAAAACTCCCTCTTTTTTGACATAGCCAACAGATAGCCAACAAATATCATTTTTATATGATAAAAAGTATTTAGAAGTATAGAAAAAATTGAAAAATTATGATTTCTATTGTAAAATATAAAAAGTAAAATGTGAAATTAAT